ACGCGAAGTGCACCCGTGCGAAATCCTCGGGGGTCTTGAACCCCGTAGTTCCAGATGCCCATGCCTGCGCAACGTCCGGGTTCAACTCGAAGTACATCCGGGTGAACGAATCGTCGATCCCGCGGGTAGTGCCGATGGCATTCGTAGCCACGCGCAGCGCACGCAAGATCGCGTCGTTGATGTTGCCATTCGCAGCGGTGCGGGCCTGCGCGTTTTGTGCCGCGCCCTCGAGAAGCGTGGACCCGCCCTCGGCCAGCGCAACAATGCCTCCACTGGCCATCGGCGTGAGCGGCTGGCGCGCGTAGGAGTTCTGCTGGGGCTGGTCCGTACGCCCGAAGTCGAACGTGAACGGCTTGAGCGTAGGCGCCTGCGTTGTGGTGTACGGCCGGGCAACAGCCTGATCCGCCATCAAGGGCGCCGAAGCCATGTACGCCGTCTGCATGGTCTTCATCGGGCCGCCCATGGCGGTAACCAGCGACTGCGGGTTGTCCATAGCGGCGGATAGGCCCGCCTTCGCGGCATCCCAACCGGACAACGTCGGTGCACCGCCGACCAACTCGGCTGCCACTCCAGTCTCGCCCATCCCAGCCATCCCTGCGGCCAGCGCATCGCCCCCGTAGGCACCCACCCCGGCGAGCCCCGCACCGAAACTACCGCCACCGAACGCCCCCAGGCCCGCAGACAACCCTTTCTGGAGGTTGCCCGTAGCCAGCGCCGTGATGCCCCCCACCGTAAGACCCGCCATTGCAGGGCTCATGAGCGCAAAGCCCGCGGGGCCGAGTGCGAACCCGGCGGCGACGGGGAGGATCGCCTCGAGAATGCCCGCTTCGGGTAAACCCGTATTCGGGTTGGTGGTCAGCGACACCCCATGAGACTGGGCCAGCGCCTGCAGCCCAGCCACCTCACTGGGGGTCATGTGAACCAGTAGGGAGTCGTTTCCTCGTCCGAGGCCGGCAAGTTGCTGGGCGGCAATCTGGGTGCTCATGGGGTACCTCGGGAAGTCAGGTCGTAGGATACAGGGCTACGCCCCAGCCGGGTAGACGTAGGTGACAGCCGCATGCGCAGAGGCGCGAGCTGGCACGGGGGCCGCAGCCACGGCGGCAGGGAGTTCCACTGCGGTGCTGTCCGTAGCCCACATCAACTGCAGTACGGACCCCGCAACCAGCATCCCAAGGAATTCCCGCACGACAACCTGCGGGCCGCCGGCACCAGTGATTGGCACCTCCACAGCAGATTGCGCGACATCGTCGCCGTCGACGCGGAACCAGAACCACGCCGTGGCATCCCCGGCGGTGTCCTTCTCGACCGACACGACGAAGGACGCGCGGTACACGCCGCTACGCGCGGCCAGCACCTCCGACGTGTTGATCACGGACACCCCGGACGCCTCTACGGTGGTGGCAATCGCCACCGGGTACGCAACACCCGTGGACGCCGCAGTTTGGGTGGCGCCCCCGTAGAACACGCCGTAATGGTTGAACCCGACCAGCAACTGCTGTAGCCGCGCGTCGACCTGCGCAAAATACAGCCGCAGCACGTTGGTCAACTGGTCCAGATACCGCGCCGTGTAGGACTGCGGCGCGATCGGGAGGTTGGGGGCCGTTGTTGGGGGGAGCTGTTGAATGGTCATTTTCGGCCGTCGGGGCGGACGTCAATACGCGGGGCGCCCAACTGCCACGCCGTGTCCAACTGATCGGCGTGAACCTTAAACGCCATCTGGCGTCCACGGACACGGGTATACACCTGCCCGGTGTACTGCTCCACGGGCACAGCCACGCTGCGGGTGACGCTCGCAGCGTTGGTGCCCCCGTAAGAGGCAGGATCCGAGTACCCCGCGCCGGAGTTATCCAGTGGGTACAGGTAGATGGTTGCAGTGGGGTTGGAGGTGGTCGACCCGCGGAACGTCATGTCGGGGAGCACCCGCCAGATGAACCCAAGGTTGTGTCCGTCACCCAGATCGAATTCGGACGACGTGATGTAGGACTCAATCGGCTGCGGCGAACCCGCCTCGTTGTCATTCAACCCCGTCTCTTGGTTCACCAACGTACGACTGTAGGTCGCAGCCACCGGATTGGACCGCAGGCCGGAGTCGATCCACGCCGTACGCGCCATGGTGCCGTAGTACCACACGTCCTCCGAGTAGTTGTACACCACGTACCGATCTACAGTCGTGGATGTGCCCGAGCAGTAGAACCACCAGACCTCGTTGAATCCCTCGTTCGTACCAGCAAACACCTGCTCGTCCTGCGCGCGGTTGATGTCGCCGAACACGAACTGGCGAAGATCGCACCTGATGGGCTGCACCCGGCCGTCGTACCGGTAGAACTTATCCACGCCCATCCAGAACGTGATCCCTGCCGCGGTAGTCATCGCACGGGGGCTCATGATGGAGATGTTGCTGTCCAGCAGTTGTTGCCCCCACACGTACGGCACACCAACGGACTGGATTGAGTAGAGCGCCGAATCCGACCACACCAGAATTTCCTGCCGCGTCTGCATCGCGGTCACGATGCGCGAGCCCTGCGACAACCGGATGTAACCCGCCTGATTCGTGATGGCCGGCGTCCACTGCGCCGCGTCCTCCTGATTGGACCACCGGATCAGCATTGGGTCCAGCGTGGTAGTGCCAAGCTCGTTGGTGCCAAACGCGAACACGAACCGCCTGGCGTCGGAGACCAGTAGATGGTTGTGGTACAACGGGACATCGGACGCACCGAACAGGCTGCCCAAGGGAACACCACGCCCCGACACCTTGTGCGTACCGGACTGCGAGCCGGTCGTGTCGATCGGAGTGCCATCAGGCGCTGCGGCCAGATTCGCGGTCACCCCGGAGACGTTCACCAGATAGTAGTCCACTCCGACAGCCAGCCCGGTCGGCAGCGCGCCTGTAGTTTCCAGCCGCACCACGGTGTTCTCGAGTGCGGCAATAGGCAGCGTGATGACCGCCGGCGTGGCGATGGTGATGGAGCACTCTACTCCGCTCAACCCGAACGTAGCGTCCCAGTAGTAGATCGCACCGCCACGCACGCCGAACAGCAGATCCTCGCCGAAATTCTGCTGGTTCCACAGGCGCATCGTGCTGCTGGTGGTCCCGCCCGAGCCCCACGTACCGGCACCCCACGCCCCCGAGCCCCACCCCGTACTGACCGTGACGGTATCCGCGCCGCGGGCTAGCAAGTATTGAGCAACGACCGCGCCGCCCTCGGGAGCGCCAGCAGCGTCCGTAGCGTTGGCAGTGACAGGAAGCAGGACTGTGTACGCATCCACGGACGTGACCGTGACTTCAAACGGGCCCTTCAGCACGCTCGCGGTGACCACCCCACCCAATCCCGTGATGCCCGCCCCGCTGAACATGACCGTGTCACCGGTACGTGCGCCGTGTGCAACGTGCGCTACGGACAGAACCGCGGATCCGTTGGTCGCCGTGAACGGGTTGGTCAGCGTGGCTGTTGCCCGTACCGGGGTGATGTCATAGTACGCGCCGCCGTTCTCCACGTAGAACCGCTGGGATGTTCCAACCCCCATGAGATTGCGCCCGGCCAACGTGACCCAGTTCCACAGCGAGCGGCACAGGCCGGTAAACGCGCTCAAAGACACTGGTGCCCAGCCCCCAAGGGACTCGGGCGTGCCTTGGCGAAAGCGGATCTTGTCGCACTCATACCAACCGCCTTCGGTGGTGTACCGCGTGTTCTCTCGGTTCACCCCCGGCTTGAACAGGATCTTCTGAAGGGGCATGGCATCACGTCACGAAGTTGGAGAACGCCACCCCATACCAACGGGTGCCGCCGTCGACAGTACGAAACACGTAGATCGACGTCCGATTGGAAGTGTACGTCGGGGTAACTCCGCCTTCCCAAACCACACCCGTCGGCCACGTAGGCACGGCGCCACTATTGTGTGTGAGCGCAAACGTGAACTCCCCCAGAGTGCCCGCCGCTGGGGGGCTGATGAACGTGAACGTGGTATTGGAGCTGATCGTCTTGGTGAAATACGACCCCGCGCTGCAGTTGATTGTGCTTACCCCGATGCTGACGGATTCTCGTGTAATTCCACCAGTCAGGTGTGCCCCGTTACCGAACTCCACTGCATTGGGGAACGTAAGCGCCGTGCCGAACGTAGGCGCCGTCGTGAACGTGAACGTACCCGTCACGTTCCCACTCAGTACGGGATTATTCAGGGTCGGCGTGTTCAGCGTCTTGCTGGTCAGCGTCTGCGTATCCGTCGTCCCAACCAACGCCCCGGAGGGTGCGGTGACCGCTGTGAAGGGCCCCGTACCATTGCCTTTCAAAATACCCGTAAGGGTGGATGCGCCCGTTCCGCCGTTACTGACCACGAGCGTTCCGCCCATGGTGATGGTGCCCGAACTGGTCACGGGGGATCCTGTGACGGTCAACCCCGTAGTACCACCAGAAAGTCCGACCGACGTTACCGTACCACCCGCGGCAGTCGACGCAATCGTAATGCTACCGGCCCCGTTGGTTACCGTGATACCGGTACCTGCCGTCAGCGTCCCCAGCGCGTAACCCGTGCCATTGCCGATCAGCAACTGCCCGTTCGTGGGCGCAGTGGTCAGCCCGGTGCCCCCGTTGGCCCTGGGCAGCGTGCCTGTGACGTCTGCGGTCAAACTGACCGCGCCGCCACCCACACGCACGAAGTCCGCCCCGTTCCAGGCTACCAGCGCCTGCTGGTTCGGCAGGATAGTGACCCCCGTGGTCGGCCCAACGCCGCGAAACACGATCGACTGCGTGCCGCCCGTCTTGTTTACCACGACGTACGCCTTGCTGGATGCAGGCGCCGTGATGTTGCGGGTCACGGACCCGGAGGCTGTCCACAGGATGATCGCCTGCCGTGCCTGATTGGACGACCCCTGCGTCGTGGTGAGGGTGACATCCGCGTCGGCACTGAGCGTGGTCGTCCCAGCCACCGCAGAATCGACCAGCGTAGTGATCGCCGTGTTGACCGTGTCCCCCCACGTACCGTCGAGTTCGCCCGCGGCTGGCAGCGCCAGCCCGAGCAGGGAAGTGTAGGAGGTTGCCATAGGTTAGGTGTCCGTGATGGTCCAGTTGGGGGACTGCACGCTGATGACGACTTGCCACTGCGGAGTGGGCCGCTCCTGCAGCTCGAACGCCACCGGGTTCCCAGTCACCGTGAACGTCCCGGTCTCAGGGTCCAGTGTATACGTCGTGGCCCCCGGCGAGAACTGCAGCTGCACCGTGCCACCGGTGACCGTGTAGGTAGCCGTCGTCGGGGTCAGGATGCGCGACCCGTTCAGCGAATCCTCAGTGATCTCGCCGCCGCCCGACATCTCGTTCGGCACGAGGATTGAGAGCGCCTGCGAATCCGTACCGTAGTCGTTGGTCGCGGTCAGGGTGAATTCGTACAGGCCGGGATAAGCCGGGCCGCCTTCGATCACGGCATCAGTCAGCGCCGCCCACGTTGGTAGTGCGCCCGCGGTCACCGAAAACACGATCGGTGCGCTGCCCGTGGCGGCGACCGTTGCTTCATACGGGAGGCCCGTGTCTCCTTCGGGCAGCGTCGTTGTCGTGATGGTGGGCGCAGTTCCACTTGTGGGGGTGGACTCCATCACCGACCAGTTTGTATTCCCCCCGGCCTCCATCAACCGCCAAGCTACGGCCATGGTTACACCTCGTCAGCGACAGTTGCGGAGAAGATCGGCGTGTCCTTGGTCGACCCGCGCAGGTACACCCGCGGCGCATCCCCGGGCGCCAGCGTCCCGCCCAGTTCAGCAACGGAGATTCGCAGTCCCCCATCACCGCTCGTATCCACAATCGTCTTGCCAGTGAACTCGGCCACTTTGGCGCCCACGATGTCGCCTCCACTGGGCGCCTCCCAGACAATGCCAGCCACTCCGGTTTCGCCGATCGACGACGAGTCGATACCAGCAATCTTCACGTATCGTGTAAGCGTAATAACCACGCTGGACTCTACCCATGCAGAATCATCAACCCCATCAGTCGCTGCCACCCGTACTTTATAGCTGGTCCCCTCACTCAAACCAGTAATCACTAGCGACGTAGCATTAGCAGCGGCGGGAGACCCAGACGCGGCGGTCCATGTCGTGTACGGCGACGGCGCGGTCTCCACCTTGAACCCCGTCTCGGTGGTCGACACGTCAGTCCAGTGGACTGTAAACCCGTTGCGCGTGGGCGTATCAGTGTACACACCGGTAGGGGCGTCAGGGCCAACAGTCGTAAAATCCCCGCCCTCCCAATCATCCGCGGTAGCGGCGTCGTTAGTCACCCCAATTCCCGGAACCCCACCAGTTCTTGTAATAGATCCCGTAAGTATGCTGGTACCGTTCTGATATAGCGTGCCCGTAGTACCAACAACTTCAAATCGCAACAAATCCCCCTCGGATATCGTTACACTAACTGTCGCAATAACAGACCCCCCCGCTTGGTTATACATCCACACGGTATTCTTAGCAATATTTACAAATGCATACGCGGATGTTAAGTCCGTCGCCCGCACAATCAATGCATGCCGGGTGGAGTTGTTTTGCAGTCCATATACACGGGCCTGCGAATACTGATCGTCGCCACTAAACGACCCTCCACTGTAGCGAGTGCGCTCCGTAGAACCCGCGGAGGCTAAACGGGCGAGCCTATTGCCAGTAATACGAAGCCGGCTCGCTGCGGTCCAGTTCGCATCGTGCGCATCAATAGCAGTGCCGTCAGTATTGGTGAAAGTGTCCACATAGGTTGCCATGCGCTACTCCAACACAAAGCGTCGCGCAGCGATATTGCTGCTGGTAAATTTCAGGATGCCCGCAGTGGTAGCTGTAACAGATATGGTGGCTTCCGCTACACCGCCGCCGGTGGGTTGCTGCCGAATGCTATATGCTCGCCCCGCAATACAGTCAGTCACGTAGTGTGTAGTGGCCGCAGTCTCGTACGCTGTTGTCGACGCTGGCACGTCTGTGTCGCCAAACATCACACACACCGCCCCCGCGGAAAACCCGCGGTAGGGACTCCCGGCCACACTCACGATTTCAGGGCCCCATGAATGCGGAACTGACGCTACCGCATTAGCAACAAACTGCATCCCGGTAAGAACCCTATCCGGCACAGAAGTCGAACCAGACCGTCGTGTACGGATACAATAAACTGGAAGAATTTGGTTCACCGGGAGTAAGGCCAATTGCTCTGTGGCAACTTCTGGTATACCACCAGAAACAACACGCCCGAGTGTGTGATGTGTAGTTGAATCCGCGGTTAGATCGAAATCAAGCCCACTCACAGTCGGCGGCGTCGTACGTGTACCCCACCATTGATAAAGCCGATCATACGCGACGGGTTTTCCGGGATTAAGCGACACCCGATCTAGCACAAACATAGTTTCAATATCAGTCACGTATATGAGCTTGCGTGTATTATCGCTAAGATAAGACACTCCGTTGTACGGAGCTGTCACATACCCATACGGAGTACCCCCACTGAACGACCCATACTGGTAGGCCGGAGCAGAATTCACCCCCGTAGCTAGATAATCCCCGGGCACCGCAGCATTGAAGATTTGCTGGTAGACGGGCTTAACAGACGCAAAATTCTGTCCGCAGTACGCAGTACCAGATACTAAACACACGACATTGTGGTAAAGGGAGTCCGATCGAATCCCCGAGTACGAGTACAGGTTTGCGTTACCAAGTACATACCCGTTACCCTTCCAAACAAGCACACCGCCGCCAGCCTTGTACATGTGCCCTTCTAGCGGGGCCCCTCCAGTCCACACCAGCGCTGTAGTGTTTGCATCGGTGAACGAATTTCGGTACAACCAAATACATCCACCGCCTGAAAATAGCGCTCGATTCGCGTCTGCGTAGTCGCTGGCTGCATCGTACGTAGCAGGGAGTTCCAACAACTCTGTAACCATGGCAGACCCGAATGATAGCGACGTAGTTGGGTATGTCTGCAGCCAGCGGTGGAGCATCCGCCGTACCGCAGGGGCAATACCAACCACACCCTGTGCCAACGTTGCTTTGTGGCGATCCGCGTACACCCGCGCATCTTTCGCACTTGACGCCTGATCGCCGTAATTAGCTCTACGAGTAGCCCCGGGCATCCAAATAGACACCCGCCAAGCAGGGATTGCTTGCACAAATGCAAGATCCGAATACTCCGTATACCCCGCCGCGGCAAACGAAGCTAAGACAGACAGCATCGCCCCAACGGAGTCGTACGACGACGACTCCTTGAAACCACCCATCCCCGGCCCTGTATCCGTGGTATCCGTAAAAATGGGTTCAACCTGCGCGGCCCACCGGCTTGCGAAATCAACGAGATGCCACTGGCGCCGCTGTCCCGCGTACCCGCCAAGTCCTTCTCTAGCATCATCGTGCGCAACCAGCACGCCGGCCATAATCCCTGCATATTTCCAGTAGTAGTTGTTGGTCGCCGCACCGCGGTACGTCGTATACGGGTGACGCCCATATACCGATGTCATGTACGGAGGGCGCACAGCCATCATAGCCTCAGACGAGGCATCATAGACTGTAAAATCAGCCCAATCCATAATCCACTCAGATATAGTGCGCCGCTCACTCGTAGATAGCTCGTCGTATAGGAGATCAAACGCATATGCCACGGGCGTCACTTTGCTACCGATATAGAAACCAGAATCCTGTTTCAAATCTCGTACGTCGGACGAAGTTGGGTTGGTTAAGAACGTACTTGTCGGGACGGCGGTTATGTACGCGAACATAGTACGCGCAGTGGCCAAATAGGTCGGATTCTCTGTGGCGCGGTAGACCAACGCAACGGTGGATATATTCCAAAACACGTCATTGCCGGTCAACGGCGTCGTGTCAGCCTGCCCGACAGCTCGTACGTACTGCTCGGTATTTGCTAGTTTATGTGCAGCCAGATTGGCTAGCATCGCTGGGGTGACCATTGTAGTCCGCCCCCCAGGATCTGGCGGTGGTATGGTATCAAAACCGTCCGCAACAGAGACTGCAAGGCCACTGCAATTGATAGGCACATCTACGTGCACGTCGGACACGAACTGCACAGTATTTGTCGTGCCCCCTACAAGGGCCGAAATGATGGCGTCTCCGGTACTGGTGCAAAAATGCACTCTATACGGGATTCCGGTTGCGTGCCTAGTCTGCGCCACAGGCGTACCAATCTGGAGTTGGTAGGAAACCGCTGTTGCCTGCACGGCCCAGGGAGGGAACGTCAACGTAGCCAGCAAAAGGCCCGACGCGGAGTATACCTTGACCGTTACGTCGTTACCGGCAAAACGGTCCACTACTGCACCAGCAATCCCAGCTGCTCGGGTTCCGTTAGGGCTATCGTACGCAACGCGCGCGGCCAACAGCGCGACACGGTCCATGAAATGAATGGACATCAGGCAATCTCGAGAATGGAGACGTTTTCGTCGAAGTTCACGATGTAGATGTCTCCATCTTCCATCGTGATGGACTCGCCGTGGTCGTACCACCCGATGAGTTCGTCGTTACTCGCCGTGTCGTTGTACAGTCCAACGTAGCGAAACGGCCCCACGGAACCCCCTCCAGCGGTCAGCGTCAACGCAGACGCGCGGAAGCGGTACGTACCGGACGTCTGCGACGATGTCGTTACCGTGATAACGCGCGGCGACAGGTTCGTGTACGAAATCTGCGTGATATCTGCCAACACCGCGTTAGTGGCCGTGGGTGCCGTGTTGGTGAGGAAGACCGTAATCGTGTCCGCGCCAAGATTGTGTTTCTTCTCGGCCACGGCTTCCGCGAATGAATGGAACTTGTTGTAGGCAGCTGTAGGCATGAATCACTCCAGTCGAACCAGCGCCGCATCTGCGGTCGCTGAAGGCATTGCAGGGGCAAAACGCGTGGTTACGGTCTTCAGCGACCCAAAATCCAGCACTGCCACCGTTGAATTGGAATCAGTCGCGTCGTAGATGAGCGCCCCGCGTGCGCTGAAACCCGCAGGATCCCACTCTGGTGCGTCGAAGGTGAGGTACGACACCGTCCCATCCGTGGAGATCACTACCCCGGTGAGCATCACCCCTCCGGCGGTGTATCCAGTGCCCTCGATCTCGCCGTCCGTCGTGTAGGTCGCAGTGTCTGGCCCGAGCGTTGCGGACTCCCCGTAAAGCGCCATCATGAGGGTGGCGCCGTCCAGAACAGACAGGCAGCGATGCTTGAAACTGGTTGTCAAGCCTTGTCGTAATGCCATCAGGGCACCTCAATTCGTGTTTGGCCTGAGCGATACGCATCGCGTCGCTCGAGCCCGTCACCAAGCCGCTTGGCCAGCGCCAGCGCCTCCTTGTACTTCGCTTCGTACACACCCAACAGGTCCGCTTCGCCCTTCATGAAGGTGTACACCTCCACCAGCGTACCGTACAACAGCACGGGATCGAAGTTGTCCCCCAGCCATGTCGTACCGGCGGTCACAATCGACTCTGGGTAGTAGAAATACTGCAACTCCATCGTGTACGCGGCGTTGGGCGTAGGGCCCAGCAGAAACGTAAGCTCTTGCTCCCCGGTAGACCGAGGGCCGAACATGGCGTAGTACCGCGGCACGCCCGTGTCAGTCGGGGCGGGGTATGCCTCACGAATGAAGTTCGCGTCCTTGTTCACCAGATACGAATACACCCCGCTGCTGTCGATGACGGCCAGTGAGTACGCAGCCAAGAAATCGTCCGGGCAGTAAAGGTATCGGTTGCCGCTAGTCGTAGACCCAGTCACGTTCTGCTTGAGCGACGTGAACTGCACCGAGTTGTAGATGCGGCGCTCCGCCTGCTGGATAGCGGTGTCCATATCCGTGGAGGACAAGTCCGCCTCCAAGTAGCTGCGTACTGTCGCAACCAACTGGGTGTAGTTCATTCAATCCTCCGCGAACACAAATGACCCGACCGCGCCACGCATGGCCAGCGTATTGGGTGTGAAGCGTGTGTCCCCGCCACCAAGCGGCGCCCAGCCCCACTGAATACCGCGCAGTCCCGTACCAAGATCCGTGCGCGCTGCATCTGGGCGAGGCCGCCGCAATGCCTGCGCGTCCCCAATCACGAACGTGCCGAGTTGAAGCTGCGGATGATCTGCCTCCCAACAACTGGTACACACCAACAGGTTGGTTGGGGTGCGCTTGACGACAATTTCCCGCAGCTGCGCGAGTCGCACCCGCCGTCCGCACCGGTCACAGATAGCAATCGCCCGCTTGCCGGCGGCGAACTGGTTGGTCACGCCGCGAACCTCGGGACGAGGCGGACAGACGCCCGCTCACGATCTTCGTCCATGGCAGTCTGGAATGCCTCGCGGTACTGCGCCTCGAGCACGGGCAGCCGGTCGATACCACCGGGCACCTTGAGGGCCACGTGATACGACAACCCCGCCACGAGGGCGGGGAGGAATCGGAAAGGGACATCCTGTGTCTGCACGCCCGTGCCTGCATCTTGCAAGCGGCGCAGGCGCCAGTACCGTAGGGTATACGGCCCGCCGCCGTCCGGGACAGGCCAGACAGTCACCGTCGGAGTCGCCGTGCGTGTCACGAGGAGTTGCAAGGGGCGCCCAGTGGCCAGCTTGTTCGGAATGGCTGCATACGTCGACACGCTCGTGCGCGTCATCGTCATGTCCGACTGGCTGGCCCCAGAACCCGTACGCAGTACGTGTTCGATGATATCCACGGTATCGGCAGGCAGAGCGTACGTCGCTGTGCCTGCCACGAGGGATACGGAACCTTCCTCGAACGTCCAGAGGTTCAGCCCCCGATTGGCCCAATCCGCCAGCAGCAAATTCAAGCTCCGCCGCGCAGTCCGCAGATCGTACCCACTGCGGACCTCTCCACCAGCGCGCTCGAACGCCTCCTCGACCAGTTCCACCAGATCGAGGTTGAAGGTAGCCGTGCCGGACGTGGCCATCAGCGCATCCGCCCTTTCGTCAGCCCACGCACTGCGCAGCCGTCACCACGCTTGCCGACAAGGCCCCCGCGTTTGTAGTGGGGGTTGCCCTCATCCGCGAACCGTGATTCCGCATCTGGGCGACCTTCGGAACGGCCCTTGGCCTTGGCACGGGCAGCGGCTTGCGCCTCTCCGCGACCGAAGTTCGGGTTGCCCTCATCCGCGAACCGCGACTCATCATCGTCACGCCCACGGCTCCGATTGTTCGCCCTCGTAGCAGCGCGCTGCGCCGCGTCTTTGGCAGTGTCCTTGGCGGCAGCCACCGCACGCTCCGCGCCACGCTCCGCGCGGCCGACGGCCAGTCCCTTGGTAGCCGCAGACAGCAATCGCCCTGCGCCCGAAGCAACGGCGGGGGCCGCGCGCCGCGCAGCCAGCCCAGGTACGGCCATCGCGGCATTTCCAAGCTGACGCCCCGCTTCCTTGAAGTCGAACCCCCCCCCGGCGGTGTCAGCCGTGCGCACTTCATCGGCATCAGGAATCTCCGGATCACGCGCAGCGCGGACAGTGCGCGAAGGGGCCGCCGCACGTTGGGCGGGCGCAGCGGGGCGAACGACAGGCTTCGGACGTCGCCGGGGCGCCTGCTCGGCTGCGCGCTCGGGGCTGCCCATCTCGCGCCACGCACGGGCCCGCTCACGGGTCGCGCTGTCGATTCCCTCATTCTCACCTTCGCGGACACTCCCGCCATCGGCAAACGTCTTGCGTCTCATCGTAGCGTCCCTTTCGTGTGGCCGCGTCTGGCGATGCCATCCCCGCGCCCCTTGACTACACCACCCCGTTTCATACCCGGGATTACCCTAGCTGCCTGCTGAGCCTCCAGCATCTGCCGCTGGGCGTCGTATCCCTCGTACGGCTGATACCCTTGATACCAGTCACGCTGCGTACGCACGCCGGTGCCTAGCGGGGCCGCTGGGACAGGCCGCGTCTCGGGAGTGCCCATGGCCTGCGCCTGCTCAATCCCTCGGCGCCCCTGCGCGGCTTGCGCGGCTTGCGCGGGCGTCTGCATCACCGGTGCCCGAGAGCCCTCCGGACCGGCGGCGCGGCGAAAACTGCGTGTCGCCATATCACACCTTTTTGGCGCGCTTGGCGCCTTTGACTGCGGGCGCTACACCCATGGCGCGCGCCTCAGCCTGTTCGTGTTTGATCATGGACTTCGGAGCCCCCTTCCGCTTCATGAAGGCGATCTCTTTCTTCACCATGGCCTTGGAATCCTTCATGCCGCCCTCAGAAAAACTTGCCCTTACCGTGGTTGGTCTTGGGCTTGTTGATCGACTGCTTCTCGGGCTTGGTCGTGGCCTTACCCTTGGCGAAGTCGGCAGCAGCAAACTCCTTACCGACCGACTGTGCCACGCCCGCTTTCTTGGCGAACTTCGGGTTGTTTGCAACGGCGGCCATGAATTTCTTCTGCTTCGGAGTCTTGGACGGCACGGCGCCTCCTATGCGTCGACAAACGCATTGTCGCTATAACCGATCCAACGGTTACTGCCGAGCGCGTTGTTGTCGACGAGGTTGTTGGTCGAGTAGTTCAGAACCGTGAACCCAATCGTGCTATTGGCCGACGAGCCCGTATCCGCGTATATACCGTACTTAGACGTCGTGCCGTTCCCAATCAGCGTGATACCAGTCAGCGTGTTGCCTTGCGCTGAATCCTGCAACCGGATCCCATCCGCAGCACCGTACTCGAACGTTAGTCCCTGAAGGATGTTGAGCTTGCCACCCGACAGAACCAAATTCTTCCGCGTCGCCGTGTTGCCATAGAACTCGGACTGCATCACCATCGTGGATTCACATTCGGTCAATAGAAGGCCGTCGCCCGCGTTGTTCTTGCATTTCAACCGGGTGATCATCCCGCCGTTTACGCTCGCGCCGTTGGCAGTGACCTTCATCGCGGGCCGATCTCCCGTCTGCTCAATGATGCAGTTGTCGAACCGCAAGCCCCAGGGGTCCTTGATGTCGACAACCGCGCTCGCGGACGCGCCGAGGCCGTTGCCAAACCCGTCGAAGTAGCATCGCTCGATCACCACGTCCTGCATTGCGTAGGTCGACATTTTTGTGTCGATCGCAACGGACCCGTTGTTGTAGCCGTAGAACGTGCAGTCCTTGATCCCCCAGGATTGCTGATTCGCGCTGTAGCCCTGCGCGGTCGAGTCAAACCCGAACATCGTCACGGTGCCAACCGGCGTCAGGTACGTGGCATTGATGCCGGAACACTCGATGTAGCAGTACGGCCGCATGTACACCGTGCCCGCGATGGCCCAATTCCCAGGGCCGAGGATCACGGTGCCAACGTAACCTGTCGTCGCAGCGTTGATGCGCGTATGGTCGTTCGACCCGGTGGGGTAGATGACCTTCGCAGGGAGGTCCTGCGGGATCGTCGATACACCTTTGCTTCCTACCCGTGTCATCATCGTCCCGGCGAACCGGCCTGGATAGCGGTGAGAGTGGTCGTGCCAGACCCGGCCGTGTTGCTCAGCCGAATGGCGCGAACGGGGAAGGCATAGTTGCCGTCAGCAGACGCAGTCTGCCCAGCCAATTCCTCGTGGCTGAACCACGTAGGAGTGACGCTCGAGTTCAAGATGTCGTCGAACGTATGCTGGACCGTGTACGTCACCGTGCCAGACACCACTACCGCAAAGCCGACATTGAACGGCGCGCGGTAGTGGTCCAGCACGAGCGGCGACGACTCGCCGGTGCCCGTCTTGGTGGCGATCATGGGGCGCATGTCGCCCTCCTTACACCGTGGCGCTGAACGGCGTCGCTTCGCTGCCGGTCGACGCCGACAAAACCAGCACGCCAAAGACATTGGTGGCCATGTCTGTGATGATGATGTGATCCCCGAGGTACCCACCTCGCGTAGTACCATCCAACGTAATCGTGTCCGAATCTGCCGCAGTGGCGTACCCCAGCACGGCCGCAGCGCCGTCCGAGATCGTGAAGCAGCGGCCCCGCATCGTGGTGGAGGCGTTCGGAACTTTGATCGTGGCGCTGGACGTGAACGTAGTGCCGACGATGAACGTATACACCGCCCCAGAGCCCGTGGCTGCAGGGAGCGTGACAGCGATACCACCAGCACGGTTCAACGTGACCGTGCGGCCCGCGTGATCTGCCGCGGTGACCGTCAGCGTAGCCGCGGTGGCGTTTACCGGCGACGCGATGACTGCGCCGAGGAACCCGTTGGTCGACGCGACCGGGCCGGAGAAGGTGGTGGTGCCCATGAAAATCTCACATGCGAGGTGTGGGAGCGATCGTCTGCATGTCGTCCGTCCGGCCGGTCGATCGCCCCGGGGGTATCCGGAACATGTGCCAGAGTACGCCCCCCGCGCGAGTGGGTCAACAAAAAAGCGGCGCCCGAGGGCGCCGCAAATCCACCGCCGGTCGTCCGTTTCCCGGCGGGGGAGGAGACTCGTCCGGGCGTCAGGGCTGGCGCTGCTGATCCTTGCGCTGGCTCGACCAGCTCGAGCCCAAAAAGAAGGCACCGACCATCGCCACCACGCCGAGGACCGCGGTAGCCATCTGCGTGCGCTGCTCGGCCGTCCAGTCGTCGCCCCACAGCATGTCGCCGACCAGCAGGTACACGAGCGGCAGCAGCGCAAGCGAGATCCAGAACGCCGGCTGACGCCGCAGGGGCACCTCGGCTGCCGCGAAGTTGGCTTTGCGGGCTCCCTCAATGCCACCGCCGCCGGCCTCAGCGAGCAGGTCGAACCACTGCGCGCGCACCGCAGCTTGCGCCGCCTCGCGCGCAGCCGGGTCGGTCGCCAGACGCTCGGCGGCCTCCTGCGCGTTGACGGCGCCGGTCGCCTGAACAACGAGGCCGACCACCTTCTCGGCGGCGCGCACGTTGCGCTCGGCCACCGGGGTGTCCTTGGCCCCGAAAATCTTGATGAGGTCCGGGATGGCGCTGATGATGCTCGGCAGAACGGCGCCGACAACGGCGGGAATGGGCATGCTCTCTCCTCGCGGCCCATCGGGCCCGTACAGATCATCGGGTTGCGCAGGCGGTTCCGGGGCCGTCCAGGCGGGAATGGATTCAGTGATCGGCGCCGGGGGCGTGTCGGTGGCTGGCGACGGGGCTGCGTCCACAGCACGCACCGCAGCTGCGTAGAACTTCCGCCGACTGTCGAGCCCGTTGGTCCCACCATTCAGCCGTTTGGTCACCGCCAACACGGGGTCCAGCCGCTCGCACAGGGGCCCCAACTCGTGGCTGACCCACACCCACCCAGCCGAGTCCGCCGCAAGATCGGGCGTCTCCAGCAGTTCGGGGTGGTTGACTGCGTCGTACCCCGACGCGGTGGCGTATTCGCGGTAATTGGCCCGCCCCGTTACCTGCAGAAACCCACGCCCTCGGAAACGAACCCCATCGCCGGGCTCAGTGTTGCCTAGACCCTTACGTCCTTCGTACGCAGCGCCACTGGCAATTTCACGTACGTACCGCAGCTGTCCAGACTCATGCGCAATCTGGGCTAGCCACATGGCGACATGTCGGGGATTGCTGCCCACCCACCGCTGTCGGGCAGTCTCGAGCGCCGCTGCATACAAGTCCGCGCGATCTGCGGACAGCGGCATGATCTGCCGCAAGAGCGTGGCGGTAATCACTCAATCACCACGGTCACAGGGGGTAGTGGTAGATCCCCAACTCGGATCGGGTTGACCCGCCAATGGACTACATCCGTCATCTGGTATTCCCCCGGTGGAATCCCCCCGGGTAGCGCCAGTGGTCGGGCAATCTGATACGCCCCGGGCCGGTATGTCGCGCGGGACTCCGGTAGCTGCACCCGAGATACACGAATGCCGTCGCGTTGTACCAACTCACGGGTAACGTGCAGTTCCACAGTACGGTGTACCACCAGTCTACGATGAATCGTCACGTAGCCGTTGGCCACCACGGCGCGGTCATCCTGTACTGATGTACTCGAACGGCCGGCTCACAGGCCCCCAAGTCCACCATGCGGACAGCGTAGCTGCAGACGCCACAACGAACACCAGCGTCACGAGCAGCGCAATCGAAGCCCGCATCTGCCAATCGCGTGCCATCACCACCATGCCAGTGCCCGCCCAGCGGCGAATAGTCCGGTGCAGACTGGTACGGCAGCTAGGGCCGCCCGCCACGCCCAGCAAGCTGCATCGAGATACGCGGACAACCGCGTCATCGTTGGAAGGATGGCGATGGACTTGGGATCCGTTGGATCGCCAAACACGGCCTCCTCCAGTCGAGTCATACGCTCGATCAACTCCGGTTCTTTCAGGGGCGAGTGCATTCATTGCTCCCCCGCATTGGGGTCATCGCCATTTGCCACACGTCTCTGCGCGGACTGCTGCGCATCCACAACGGTGCGTTGCAATTGCTCCCGCCTGCGACGCGACAGAAACTGCTGCTGCTTCGCGGCGGCTTCCCCACGACGAACAGCCGCGGCGCGCTGTTGCGCAGTGCCTTTCTCCAGAATCTCAGCCTGCTCAAACCCGGTGAGATTTCGCAACACATCCCAGTCAGCCGTGGACTCGTCACCCGCGAGAACCGCCGTGACAACGCCTCGAATGCAGCTACGGGACACCCGGCCTGCCATCTCGATCAAGCTCCGGTCCAGCTGCTCAACCGCATACTGATCCGCGGGAAGCTGGTCTAGGTAGGCGGCCATGTGCCGCTGATGGATGCTACCGGTATACAGCATGCGCGCTCCTGTGATCACAAGGTGCTCCCGGCGGTATGTCGGGAGCCCAATAGGAGAAGACCCGCCAGAGCGGGTCTTCCTACCTACGAAGATCAGCTGGAACCCGGCGAACCCCAGATAGCCAGCGGATCCGACCACCCGAACGAGTAACGTTCGCGGGCCTTGTACTTCACGTTGCCAGTTTCGAAGTCGCCTTCCATGCCCGTGGTCATCTTCGCGCGTTGGAAGTGCTTCAGTCCGTTGGGCACATCCGTGGTCAGGAACCACGCGTTCGGATCAGTCAGGAAGTGGTTGACTGCGTAGCCACCCGGCACAACGCCCAGCTTGCGCAGGGCGTTGATGTCGTTGTCCGCCGTCCCAACGCGCAGATCCGTATCCAGCAGGCGCTTGGCCGTGAACATGTAGGCCGGCGGGATGATCAGCTTGCGCGGTTGCGCAGCGATCAGCAGGCCCCGCTCATCGGTCCACGCAGCAATCTGAATCACCGCGTTTTCGATGGCCGTCTCGTTCAAGTCCGTGCCCGTGGCCGGCGAGTTGTAGTTCACCCCACCACCCACCAGCGGATGGCCCACCCGCGAGCTTCCGGAGTTGTTGCCAAACAGCGTAGTGCCGTCACCACCCAGGTATCCACCGTTGAACCCGTAGTTCAGGGTCGCAGCGGCCTTCACTTGTTTGGTGTACGCCATCGCGCGGGCCAGCGCCTTGGTGTAGCGGGCCGAGAGCTTGTCGTACAGGTTGTCCTCGACCGCCTCCTCGGTGATCGAGTAGCCCAGTGCGACCGTCTCGTGCGTGTAGCGCGAGGTGTACGCCTCTTGCGCATTCTCGTACGAGATGGCTTGGCCTTCCTGCTTCACCGGTGCGGCGCCGAAGCCCGAAAGTTTGACCTCCTCCTCGAAGCTGCGGTCCGATTTCTCGGTTTCGTAGATTTCCGTGTGCTCCTCGGCGTACCGTTTGTACTCGAGGCCGTAGAGTGCGTTGAGCCCAGGGAGCAGCTCCTTGAGCATCTGTGCGCGAGAGATTGCCATGACGTGTGCTCCTTACAGGCCCACGGTCACAGACATGCTGTGCCACGCGGGGTTGATCTTGACCAGCACGTCCGGATACGAATCCCCCGGGGGCGACACGTGCGCGACGATGCGGAACGGCATCGTAGTGGTATTCACCGACGACGACAGCGCCGAATTCGACACGCCGTACATGGTCGAGCCCGTACTGGTCGACTGCGCAGCGGCGAAACAGGTGTTGGCCCCGAGGATCGTCTGCGCGCCCGTGCCATTCAGCTGGGCTTGGAACAGGACGTTTGGATCGTCGCAGACATACGCCTTGATCGCCGTACCGGCGGGAGCCGCGTAGCCCGACGGGTACATCTGTGCATGCACCAGTTGGCCTTGCGCATTGACATACTCGCAGCCCATGAAGACGCCAATGGCGCCCGTCATGCCGCTCGAGCCCGCCGGCCACGCGTTGGTCGTGCCGTCCGCACCGGTGGTGGTGACGATGGCGATGTACCCATCGGCGCCGATGTAGACGACTTGGCCGTAGAAGATGTTGGTTGCCTCACCAGCCGGGTCGATCAGGTACATGTTGGTCGACCCTGCGTAGGGCAGACCATCCAGCCGGCGCACAGGGCGCAGGCCGTAGGGGGTTGCAGTGGAAGCCATGTTGAACTCCGTTACTTACCGTTTCCGAAGGATCCCCGTGTGGCGCTGGACTTGCGGTCAGCAAACAGCGGCATGCGGGGATCCTGTTCTTTGAGGTAGTGGTTGTCGACCGAAGCCAACTGCGCAGCCGCTTGGCCTGCGTAGTAGGCTTCCCGGGCCTTGGACCGCTCCTCGGGCATCTTGCACAGCATGAGACCCCCGATCTCGATGTTCCCATTGGCGTCGCCAGTGAGCAGCAATTCCGGGTGGTCCGCAGCCCGTACCGGCTCCCAGCCATCACGCAGGCGCCGCGACACATTCGACGGGTCATGCTGGCCCAGCGTGTGTGTCGCAACCCAGCGGAAGACATACCCCGGTTGCGGGGTGGGGTCCGGCAGGGTGCCCGGCGGCTTGTAGGGCGCACGGGCGGTTGCATCGCGCGACAACAGGTCGCGGGGGGGTCGAGCGGTACGATCGTCAGCCATTGCTGCGCTCCAGTTTCACAAGTTCGGTGGCGTATTGCTGGGGCGTGAGGCCCAAGCGTTTGGCGAGTGCTACCTGCGTCGTGGTCAACTGAACTCGGCGTGCGCCGGAAACCCGGGCAGCAGGTGCAACAACAGCGGAGGGGCGTGGAGCCGGGTCAGTCCGGGCCGGCTGTACCGGGTCATCGAACTCATCCGGGAACACCTCCCGCATGCGGCGGTCGATGCGCTCGAAGTAAGCGTCAGAGCGGGGGTCCACCCCCGAATTCACCAGTTTCTGATGCAGCCCCAGTGCGAAGCTGGTCATCTCCTCCTGCCCGGATGCGCCGAACCATTGATTGCGTGACTGCCACGCCCTCGTTCGTTCGTCCGCTACTGGTGCTGTCGGAGACGGTTGTACGGGTTGTACCACCTCACGAACATCTTGTACAGGGGCCGGGCGAAAATTCTCGACCGTCTGCATGCGAATCGTTGCGCGCGATACCTCCGCAGCAGCCTCGGCTACCTTGTCCGCATCGCCAGCCTCGTACGCATCCTTGTACTTGCGCTTGGCCTCCCGCAGTTCCGCCTCGGCGGCCTGCGTAGACGTCGTTTTGACGATCTGCTCACCCGTGGAAACTGTGCTTCGCAGCCGCTGATTCTCCTCATGCAGCGCCCGCGTGACACGTTCAAATTCCTGCAGCTGACGCAGCGCCGCATCCTTATCCCGGCGCTCGTCATGCCGCGCACGAGTCAGTTTGCTGATGCGCTCCTTGACCTTGTCCGAGTAGGTCGACATCTCGTCGTCTGTGGGATCGGCCACAGGCTCCGGAGATGGTGTACGTCCGCGGTCCTTCTCCGGCGTATCGTCAACAATGTCAACTTCAACATCATCGGCCGCGCTCAGATCAACAACGGCGCCTTCACCGCCAACATCATCCAGATCCTGATTCTCGCTATCTGCCATGGTCATCCCCCTCAAACGCGCGTGATACCACGCGGATCCTGCACAACGGCTTCGATCTGGTCGTCATTGAGCAACCGGAACTCCTTGCCGAAAATCTTGAACCGCGTGCCGGAATACATGCGAACCAGCACGAAGTCCCCCTCCTTGCACCACGGTCCGGACTCGCCGAACCGCGCCTGATCCTTGTACGCCGTGGGCCCCATCTTCAAGACGAACAGCACCGCGGTCGCGTGCTCCTCGGCCTTGATGTAGGTATCGGCTTTCACAAGGCTCGAGCCCTCAAACCGTGTATCCACTTCAGGCACGACACACAGGATGCGCCAACCAGTGGGCACGGGCAGGCTTGCCGCCTTTTGCTCGCCTGACGCGTCCGGGTCCGGCTCATCCTTGGGTTGCGGGGGCTGCGGTAGGCGGATGCCCGGGGGCAGCAACAGTTCACTCATCGTCGATCTCCAGCGCGTTGGCAAGGTCAAGTAGGTGCCGCTCTGCGAAGGCCAGACCCTGGATGACCCCGCAACATTTCTGGTACTCCTCGAACGACTTGCATGCGCCGCCGGCCATGTCATCCGCGTATGTGTTCATGTCCTCGCGCAGCTTGGCGCGCAGCGCCGCCACGAAGTTGCTGTTCATGCGCCCTCCACAGGCGAGGTGGGCGGTACTTCGCCGCCCGTGGGTTGATCAAGCCGATCCTGCATGGCCCGATTGGATTCCTCGCGCAATTTGGCCAGTTCCACTCCGATGCGTGTGCCCGCCTGCTCGGTCGTAGCCCCCAGATTTGCGCGGTCGGCCGCGATCTTGGCCCCGATCTGCGTGCCTCGAATCTGCTGGTCTCCGATGACCTTGGCAGCCTCGAGCGCCAGTGCATCGGCCTTGCCTGCGTGCTCCAGCACCATCTCGCGCTCCTTGCGCACGAGGTCACGCTCCTTGAGCGCCAATTCCTTCTGCTGCAACTGCAGCACGGGATCCTGCGCCTGCTGCTGGTTCTTCTGTTGCTGGGCCATCTGCTGGCTCTGCTGCAGTACCTGCTGCGCGGCCTGCGCCATCAACCCCGACAGCGCGATCTCGACCTGCGGGTCCATCGGCTCGTCGTCCGGAGGCAGCGGCATGCCCAGTTGCTGCTCGATCTTGGCCCGATACGCATGCCCAACATGATCCGCAATGTGCGCGGTCAGTGCGGCCTGGATCTGAGGTGCCCGCGGGTTCTGCCCAACCATCTGCATGATGATGGGATCCTGCATCGCAGCCATGTGCACGCGGATGTGCGCCTCGTGGTCCTGATGCCGGAACGCCTTCAACGGCTTGCCCTTGAGCACCTGCATGTTCTCGGTCACCGGATCGGAAGGCTTCAAGTCCTCCTCGAGTGGCACGAGCTTGTCTGCATTCTTCAGCCCCAGCGTCTCGAGCATGCTGCGATGCAGTTGCGGCAGGTCGTAGATGTCCGGCGCCATCTGGGCCATCTGCACCGCAGCCTGGAACTGCACCACACGCTGGCTCATGGTCGCCGCGTTGGGGTCGGACACCGGAAAGATGTCCGTGTACTCGTAGTCCTCGCGCCGGGCCTGCGGACGCCCCGTGGCAGGCACGTGGTCGTAGCTGTCCTCGGCGTAATCCCGGATGATCCCAGCCAGCAGCCGCAGCTCCTGCTTGAGCGAGTAGTGCACGCGCGCCTGCACCGCGGTGAGCACCTTCAGTTGCCGCTCGATCAGCGCCAGCGTGGTCCCCACGGGCGCCTGCGCCGACATGTCCGACACCTTCATGTCGGCCGTGGCTGCAAACCGCCGCCCTTCCTCCACGATCGTCCCCAGCAGGGCCGCCAGCGTGGCGCTAGGCTCCTTGTAGGGCAGGGGCAGGATGTTGTCGCGGATCGCCCCAGAGGCCACATCCACGTCCCGGAACTCGCCCGGGGCGATCGGCGTGTCGTCCCCCTTGATCCGCAGCCCCCGTGACTTCAACCCACCCGGCAGGTTGGCCAGCGTGCCGGCGTCCACCAGCTGGCGCAGCAAGCTCGTGGCGGACTTGGCGAAGCCCCCCAACAGGTGGAACAACCCGAATCCGTACGCCCCGAACCCGGGGATGTACTGGTAGTGCACGAAGTGCTGCCGCTTGAGCTTGAGGGGGTCGTTCTCGGCCCAGTTGCGCCGCACCGACAGCACTGTGGACGTGCCATCCAGTACCGTGACCACGTAGGGCAGGGCAATCTCGTCGACCAACGAACCCGACTCGGCGGCTTCCTCCTCACCGGTGGTCGTGTCCGTCGTCCCCCGCGCCCGACCCGTGGCATACGCGGACAGTGACACATCCACATGTACTTCGTACAAGGTGAAGTAGTCCGGGTCCATCTCGGAGAACCCCGTCTCCTCATCCTTGGCATCGCGGATGTCGTCGTTGTGGGGCACGGGATCACCCAAGTCCACCACACGGTAGAACCCTGACGCCTGCAGCTTGCGAATCTCGTTGCGCGTCTTGCGCATACGGTGCGTGACCCTGAAACACGTCTGTATGTCCGTCGTCCCGTACGGCAGAATGATGTCCTCTGCCGGGATAAACAGCGACATCTGCCGCCCCATGGACGGGTCGTAGTAGACCTTCTTGAACGCACTGCCTGCGGCTGGCAGGCTCCACAACATCTTCTCGTGCTCGGGCCGGAACTCCAGCATGCGCTCGGTCAGCTGGTAGTTCATGTCCTCCTCCACACGGGCCGCCGCTTCGCGTTTGTCCGGAGTCTCCTTACCCACGATCTTGGTCCGCACGGGGCCCCGCGCCGGGAACGTCTCCGTGACTGTCTCGGACTGGAACCGTACGATCGCCTCAGTCAGCAGCGGGTGTGTTGCACCGCATGCACCGGTCCAAGGCTCGCTGCGTTCCTCGTACTTCAACCCCAGCAGCTTGAGCCCTTCCACGTAGGCCCGCTCCCAGTCACTGCGACTGGCGAGGTCGCGCCGAGTCTCATCCAGTAGATCCGTGGCCAGCCGGGCCAGCACGCTCTCGGGCAGCGTTTCCGCGAGATTGGCATCGAACTGGGCCGCCTCACTGCCCACACCCGACAACGCCTCGGCAATCAACGCCGCCTCAGCCATTGCGCCGTCGTCCAGCAGCAAGGTGGTCTCGTCAGGCTCCTCGCCGTCGGGCAGCAGCACCTCGATCGAGGGTTCGGAAGGTAGCTCGGCTGCGGGTTGAGCGTTCGCCGGGTCGTACCCGAGGGGCGCTTGGTTCAACGTGGTGTCGATATTGGTTGCCATGATTCACTCATCCCTTGGCACGCCGCTTCAGCGTGGCCGAATTCGTCGCGGGGTTGTACTTGTACGCGCTGGCGGGGTGCGCACTGCGCGCAGAAGCCCGGTCAAGGGCGCGCTCTTTGGCAGTCATGCCGTCACGGGCCTGCCCAGCGGGGGTCAGTCGTTCGGAGTCCATCTCCATGTGCCCACGCTGGCGCAGGATCTTGACCGCCATCTCCCGAGAGCCTACCTGCGCAGCCAGTCGTGCTACCAACGAATTTGCACCCATGTGTTTCTGTGTCGCCATCGCAGGGCCTTGATCAGTAGTACGCCGCACGGCGCGGCAAGGATACCCGGGTGTCATCATGCACGTCGGAGGCAAGCCGTACCAGCCCACCTTGCCGCACGCGCATCAACGCCAGCGTGCAGGCATCCACGCAATCATCATGCTCCCCCACGGGGAACGTCACCAACTCCTCGATCACTTCATCGGCCCACTGTGTCTCGGGGAACCACACCTGCCCACTGGCAAACATGTCCACGATGGCGTTGAGTCGGGCGATCTTGTCCTGCCCCTTACCCGGGCTGAACTCCTGCACGAAGATCCCTGAGCGGCGCATCTCGTCCACCAGCGGCTGCCCCGAGGCTTTCGTCTCGACAATCACGCTGTCGGGCTCCCAGTCCGCCGCCTGCTCATGCGCCATACGCTTGAGTTCAGGGAATTCCCACCGCCCGCGCACGCAGTTCAGCAGAATCACGTTGTCCACGTCGCTGTCGTCGCGCCATACCCCCCAAGTCTGGCACACCGAGTAGTCCGAGCGGGCTTTCGTCGTGAGCGCAGTGTCGTACGCCTGCACCACGAAGTCCACCTCCGGAGGTTTGGCATGCGGCCAGCGCCGGCACTGGGCTCGGGTGACCAATGCGGACTCGGCCGCGGTCGGGTTCTGCTGATATTGCGCATTCCACTGCCAGAGCACCATGGATGCACGGGTGCGCTGAAGGCTTTCCAGGGACCACTGCTCTGGCCAGAGCGACTTTTCGATCGTGGCGGGCGTTTCCGGGTCGAAGTCAGGCGCATCCGGGGTGTACGCGGGGTTCTTGACCGTCAAAAGGGCCGGAAACTCGAACATTTCGTACTGGTCAGCGTCCGGGTTCATCGCACCGTCCTTCAACAACCGCCCGATGAGGTCTCGGGTATGCCACCGGGTATGTAGAACACACACGCGCCCGCCGGGCATGAGCCGCGTACGCAAACCGCTGCGGAAATACTCGTAGACGGAGTCCAACAGGTCTGTATTTCCCGACTTCACATCCTGTTCGGATATGGGGTCATCGACGACACAGTTATGGGTTAACACCTGATCGGCAATAAAGGTGTTATCCCCGCCGACGGTGAAGTTCACGAAGTCTCGCGGAGCGTGCTCGTACACGTCGACGCAGCCGGCGCGGCGTACGCCCAACAAAAACCAGCAGCGGTCCGCGATTTGCCGGCCAAAGCGTTGCAACTGGCTTTCTTCGTAGCCTCGAAGTTGCCAGTATCCAGTGCTCGTGCGGCGGTAGCCAAGGAGTCGTAGCACTGCGCGTCGGTACCATCCCGCCGGGTGCGTACCAGTGGGCGCTTTCGATGGCTCATCCGGGGCGTGGTCAGCGCCTGTTCGGGGTGCATGTGTAGCACCCGTATACGATGCGTGATCATGTCGACGGTCAGCCCCGTCTTGCGCGCCCACTGAGGGGCGGACATCGCTTGCCCGAACGCGTGTATCAGTACCCCGTTGGACCGGTTGTTCTGTTGCGTCTCGACATCCGCCCATCGGCAATTCTGCGGTGTGTAGTTGCCGTTCAGGTCGATCCGATCCAGGGTGTGCTGGGGCGTCGGCGGGTCGCCCATATCGGCGTAGAAATTGGCAAACGCGTGCCACCGCTCGCACACTGTTATGCCACGCGCACCGTATCGCGCATAATTGGCCGCGTTGGGGTTGGTGCACCGCTGCCGCATCATCGCCCATATGTTGTACGTGCGCGTGCGGGATTGTCCGTGTGTGGGGTACATGAAGGGCTCCATATAACAGGATCCTCAGTTTATCCCATAGACAAGTCGTCCACAATACATCGTCGGGCTGTAGCTGGGCTGCGGCGACCCACCCCCGCGTAGCAGTCCAGATCGGGTGTG